CGGGTCCGGCNGGCANNNCTGCTGCGGTGGGCAGGGCGGTCACGCCGTGTGCCATCAGGAGCTGCTGCAGCGGGGAGCCTTGGAAGTCGAGTGCGGCAAGAATCTGCTCCTGCACCCGGTTCTTGCTGGCGGCAGGTTTGCCGTCACGCGCCTCGTATTGCCCCTCGACGTACAGCGAGTCCCACGCCTCCTTGGAGGGGTGGCCCCACAGGAACATACGGTACAGTTCATCCGCAGCTTCTGGGATCGGGTACGGCTGGCGGGTCACGGGGTCCAGCGGCGGCAGGAAGCCGGCGTTGTCCATACGGGACACGATGGTGGGGTCAGCCTTGCTCTTCGGCACGTGCTTGATCTTCACCAAGAACGTCTCACCGAGCAGTTGGGCATAGCTCTTCGCGGTGCCCTTCCAGTTCAGCGCCTTGAACATTTTGAATGCACCGGACTTCTCGTTGCGCGAGAGCGAGGTGTTGTACGTGCGGACGATGTACGGCGTGCCGTCTTCGTTCTGGTAGCCTTGGCCCCACAGTGCAAAGCCGAGCGTGAACTCCAGTGCCGGGTCCTTCGCCTTACCGCCGAACTCTTGCGGCTGATTGCCGAACTCGATGTACTCGACGAGGCGACCGAACGCATATCCCTCCGGGAGCAGGCGACCACCACCACCACCCGTGACGGCTTCGTTCATGTCGATGCCGGATTCGACTTGATCTTGTGCAGCTACGGCGAGCAGTGCTTGAAGTTTTGCAGACATATTTAATTCTCCTTACTGAGTGATATTGTTCAACGCGATGAGCAACTGAATGCAGGATGCACCGAGCAGCAGCGTAATGATGGTACTGAGTTTCATGCTACCTTCCCCTTCTCATACATTGATGGCCCAGCCTCAACCTCTGCCGGGAATGGTACACCTAGGTCGTACCCGAATTGCTTGAAGAACTCGGGGAGCGACTCCATGATGTGCTTCACTGCTGCGGCCACTTCAGGCAACACGGATAGGCAGCAGTCTAGGTACACGGCGTCGTGCACTTGGTTAATGATGCACACACGCCCGCCGAAGAACCCACGGCTCACGAGCCAGCGCAGCACTTGCCCTGCGATACCTTGCACGAAGAAACCGGACTCCCCTTGGATCGGGTAGTTCCGCATCTGTGTTGGCTTGAACTCCATGATTGAAATTCGCTGGCCGTTCACGTACTTCGACTTCGGGTATTCCCGGAACTCGAACGTGGTGCCTGCTGGGCTAGTCCATGTGCCCCTACCGTACACGCGCCAGTTCCCCGCGTCGTCTTGCTCGCGGTGCACAGTCTTGCTGCGCTCTACGTTCGCGAACACCTCGCGCTCATACCATGCCTCGACTTCAGGGAACAGCGCCTTCTCTGCGTCGATGAACGCTTGCGCATCCTCAACTGTACAGCCGGTGCTGAACGCAATGCCCATTGCAGACGCGCCGTATTGGTACGCGAACGCCTTCGGCTTGATGTCTGTGCGTAGCGTCTTGTACGCCTTGTGCTCTGGGTGCGTATCATCCTTGCACTTCAGTAGCACGTCCTCGTATGGCTCGTTCAACTGTTGGGACAGTCGCATGCAGTGCATGTCGATGTTGTCCAGCAGGGCACGCACTAGGTTCTTGTCCTTCGAGAACGCTGCGAGCGTAACAACTTCCAGTGCGGAGTAGTCCGCCTCAATGATAGCGCCCACACGCTCGCCACGTTGGATCAGCGCCATGCACTCGTCGTGCACATCCTGCGGCAGCATGCCATGCGTGTGTGCATACGCCAACCACTTCGGGTTGTCATAGCGGGAGGTGAACATTTTCTTCACCTCGGACGTGTCGCCACGTGGGATGTTCTGCATGTTCGGGCGATTGCTCGACAGGCGTGTAGTCACCGTGCTCGTCGTGTTCAACACGTGGTACACGATGTCCTGCTCAGTGAGGTACTGCAACATACCTGACTGCTTCAGCACGTTCCCGTGCTCATCGCACTTGTCCCGTAGGTAGTACGTCCCGAGGTCCTTGTCGATCTTTGCGAACTTCAAGAGGTTGCTCAGCATCTGCCGAGTGCCCTCATCGAACTCTTGCCGCTTCGACAGCATCTCAATGGAGTCAGAGCCGGTGCTGTACACTGGTGAATCATCAGCGAGCTTACGCTTGCCGGTAAACTCATCCTTGAATGACTTCTGCACATCCTTCGGCAGCAGGTCCAGATCGACTACACCAGTCAGTAGGAGCTGGCGGTCATACCACTTTTGCTTTGGTGTGGGAGAGTCCAACTTGTGCACCTTCGGCTGGCCTTTGTTCTTGCCTGCCTTGGACCTGTCGGGTGGACCGTACTCGGCAACACATCGCTCGAATTCTTCGGCAGTTAGGCCGGCCTCTGGTACTGGCACAAATGAGGACTCTCCGAACTTGTAGCACTCAACCTTCTCGTACTTCGGTGTGACCCCATCCTCCTCGAACCACGTATCTCGAATGCGGTACTTCACAGGTCCGCCGAACAGCCATGCGCTCATGTGGAAGTCGCTGGTATCCTTGAACTCAACGTACTCCGGAACCTCAGTACGGTACGCGACAAATCCATCTGCGAGTGCAGCCAATCGCTGCTCCTGCTCAGCCTTCTGGGAGAACGCAACCTCACGATTAACGTGCAGGCCCGAGTCCATAGCGAAGCAGTTGAACAGAAGGCCCTCCATGCGGAGCATTGCCATGTCCCACATACCGCGCTGCTGTAGCTGCGCGACCTGCCCGTAGAACACGCGGCGTGTGTTGTCGATGTCACCACCCGGGCCGATGAGGTACTGGTCGTACAGCAAGTCCTTGTCGATCTGGCTCGTGAGGTACCCCTGCTGCCACAGCAGCTTGATGCCGTCAACCTTGTGCGTGCCGCCGTACTTCGGTGCGGTCTCATCAAGGCTCGGGTACGTCTCTTGCTGGTTCGTGAGCAGGTACTCAGCGTATGCGGTGCAGAAGATACGCCCGCCCCGCGCTAAGAATGCCTCAATCTGTGCGCGCTGCTTCACNANNANCCAGTCNANCTCGAACGCTGCGTTNTGCGCAACGAGGAGCCACACATCATCNGGGATATTCAGCCAGCTCGCGCNGTCNGCTTCTTCCTTGCTCGTGAAGTACGTGCCGGTAATTGCGCCGTCNAACGGCTGNTCATCAATAGCGCGGCCTTCCGCTACGATGTAATTCTGTGGGTGCCTTGGCGAGGCCAGNGCACCGCAGTGCACGTGGTTCTCTGTCTCAAGGTCGATGATCATTATGCGTGGCATGGTTCTCCTTAGTGTGCTTTGCACTTCCCAGCGCGCAGCCGCTTGTGCAGCCACATGCTGAACCAACATCCGAGTACGCCGCCGAACGTCATCGGGATCGCAGCGTACAGGCTTGCCGCACTCACGATGGCAGTGATTGCGTACACCTCACAGATAGCCATGAGAGTTGTAACGGGTGGCACCCACAGGTATCGGTCGTGCTGCACGTTCAGTTGCTGGAACGCACGCAGGGCAATGAAGCCCAGCGATGCGAAGAACAGCCCGATGTACAAACTCATGCCTTAGCTTCCCGGATGCGCACGAACGTTGGGTGGCGGTACCCACCTTGGCGGTCGCGCTCCATGTATTTGAACTCTGCCCACTGCCCAATGAATCGCTCAGGGTGCTCGTGCATCTCCCGGCCCAACTCGTGCGCAATCCCGTGTGGTGTAGCGGAGCTGCCATCCTCGACTGCGATGGTAACGCTACCTGTACGTCCCAGAGGTGTACCGTCCTCTGACACTGCTTCGCGCAGCTCTGTGATGGTACCGTCTGCGTCATCGCTTGGCTTCACCTTGAGCCAACCTGCGGTGCGCTTCCCTGCCTCATATAAGTGCCCAAGGCTCTTCACCATGAGTCCCTCAAAGCCGCGCTCCCGAGCAACGATGAACATTTGCTCAACGCTTGCCTCTTCGTGCGCCCATGCGCCGGCTGGCTGGAACAGGTCGAACCCGATACTAGCTGCAAGTACAGCCACCGTGTGCCGGTCAACCATACGCCCTTCAAAGGGCTTCGTGTTCTGAGGCAGGTCGAATAGCAGGAAGTGCGTCTTCGCCTCGGCTAGGTCAGCAGGCATTCCCTTAGAGCTACGTACCCAGCGGTACGAGTCGTTGAAGCTCCCGTTCACCTCGAAGCCTGTGTCGAACTCGGTGTACCCCGTGAGGGCACAGAGCTCGCGCCAGTACTCATCGAATCGCTTCATGTTGTGCAGCGTCTTCTCAGCGTACGAGAGGTACTGCACCTCCCCACCTTGCACCAGCACACGGCAGCGAATCTCGTCGTGCTTGATTTCCACCCATGCAGGGTACGTCATCTTGTGCTTCTGCTTGGACCACTGGTGGCCCTTCATCAGCTTTACAGACATAGTTCCTCCTTCAGCGCACGCACCGCCTTAAGCACGGCGATGTCAATGATGCGCTTTTCCATTACGGTTAAACGATGCCACGCCTGTGCTGCGAAATTAGGCGGACAGCCATACACATTCTGTGCAATGATCCAACCTGCGCGGGCTGCAATGTTCGCGTTCTTCCGCGCCCTCAGCACGTCTCTATGTATCTCCCAGCGCAACTCTGGCGTTGTGGCGTACAGTTGGCTGAGTTGCGCTGCATACGTGTGCGGGTACTCCCGCATAAGCACCTCAACGGTTGTGCGTGCAACTTGTCGCCGTGCTAAGTCAGGCTTTGCCATATCATTCTCCTATGTACTGCTGCATGTACACAACCTCTGGCGTGCCATACACGGGCAACCATAGGCGCGGTGCGGAGCTCAGTTTGAAGCGCCGCCTGTCTATCTCATGGAACCCAACAGCGGCCCATGCGTGCTCGACGTAGCTGAAGCAGTCGAGTTGCAGTGTAGCGTACCCAAGCGTGCGGCACAGGTCAACGATGGCCTGCGCAGCGCCTCGCTCGTTCCCGTGTGCACGGAACGCCCCTGTTATCTCTACCACTCCGGGCTTCATCCGCTTCAGGCAGCAGTATACACCGAGCTTCTGAAAGTAATATGGTACGCCGTCCGGGTAGTACGTCAGGCCCCATGCGAGGCCCGGTTGATCTTTCCGAAATTGCATCAATGCGGTCTGGTACTCGTAGGGCTTAATGCTCTCAGCGAAAATCATGTGCGCTCTCCTTTGGGTGCGGCGGATAGCAGAGCGGCATATACAGTGCGCTGGTGATAGCCCGCCGCCCTTCTTAAAGCCTCTTCCATTTCCGGCGTCGGCTCTATCGGCACAAGCTGCCAGCCTTCCGGGATGGTTGGGGCGGAGGTGTAGAGCGGGATTTGTGCGTGGCTAGACCTCATTGGGATAAAACGGTCTTTGGTAGCACACAAGTCCCAAACTTCCCCGTCGAGTAACCACATCCAAGCCACTGGCTCACTCTGCTGCCGCTTGATCGCTTCACAGTCTTTCCCAAGTCTGTCTAACTGGTTGTTCAACTGATCGGCGCATAAATTGAGCAGATCAAGCATTGCAATTAGCTGCACTCTGCCGTCTACTTCTTGCTGCTTGATCGCTTCCTTGAGTGCGGTTACTAAGTCAACCTTCATTGCGGTGCTCCGTCATTGAATACGCAGCGCGCCCCATCGAAGTACAACTCCGACTGGAAGCATGACGGTTTACCCGGCGCTGCGAACTTGTTCTTAGGAGACGATAGGCCACGTATAGCCTGAGCGTCTGGGTTGTCTAGCGACCCCATCATGAGGATCACATCGGTCGCTCCTTGGATGCCGGTCTTGGAGTCCTTCAGTGCGGAGTACGGCGGGTACAGCATGTTCCCGCCCTCTACGCTGATCTGCACTGTAGCAAGTCCGATACAATCG